CAGCTGAAGCACTGAAGTCAATTCCATCACGTTCCTTCATAATGTAAATAGGGTTATATGCACCAACAGCAATTGTGTCATTAGGCATGGAGGGATAAAACTTAATCTTAACCCAAGCGCAACGACACTGCTCCCACACAGTCTGAATGCCTCCAAACTTTGGAAACTGGCCATATGCCAGAGAGGAAGGACTGCCATACAAGGTCATTGAGTTGGTCGAGGAGCTGCCGTAAGGTGCTCCATTAAAGTTAAACGCAAACAGTGCGTTGCCAGATCCATCTGTGTTCCAGTTCACAGAAAACTTGTCTGTAATGGTCATAGGCTGTTGCCAGCGAACCTGCCTGCGATAGCCCTTTGACAAGCGGCGTCTGCGAAACATAGGTCTCCTGCGTCTGAAGGTACGCATGGGGCGTCTGCGGCGTGTGAACCTTCTCCTCATGATAGAGTGTGATGTGAAGCGTATGAGAACCCTGGCTTTTTAGAAACTAACCCGATAGTGTCCAGCTCACTTCATAAACCCTAAGCACGCAAAATCGCCCGGGGGGCGATTTTGGAGCGTATTTAATAGTGTGACGTAGGGGTGTGACGTCATGATTGGATATGATTGGTAAATTGATTGGTTACGTGGTTATTTAAGCGAATTAACTGGGTAGGTGGTTGTTGCAACAATGCCTAGGATCAATAAGAGCGGTCAGTCAAGGGGGTGGTGCATCACGTGGAACAACGTCAGCGATGAACACCTACGGGAGGCAAAGGACAACCTGGAGCACGCAACGAACGTTCGCTATGCTTGCGGACAACTTGAGGTTGGAGGAGAAACCGGAACAAGGCACTGGCAAGCTTACGTGGAGTTCACCGGGCCCCGTTCACTTCAATATGTGCGTAAGCTGTTTCCTGAATGCTATGCAAAAGCGCGACGAGGTACCCCAACAGAAGCCCGAGTCTACTGCTCCAAAGAGGAAACCAGAGTCGGACCCTTCTGGGAGCACGGAACCATCCCGGAAGAAAAGGGTGCTGGCAAGCGAAACGATCTCGTTGCAGTCCAGCAGCGACTCAGAGCCGGAGCCAAGGTATCCGAAATTTACGAAGAATTCCCGGGAGTGGCAGCAAGGTATCCCAAGTTCATAGCCACTTACGCGGACATGCGCTTAGCACCCAGAAGCTGGAAGACTGAGGTCCGGGTTTACAAGGGTCGTACCGACGTTGGCAAGACGAGAGGAGTCTACGACGAGTTCCCAGACGTATGGAGCAAACCAGACGGAGCGTGGTTCGACGGGTACGATGGCCAACAACACGTCCTTATCGACGATTTCGCAGGAGGCAATTTCTGCGGTATTAGTTACCGGTTTCTTCTTCGGTTACTGGATAGGTACCCTCTCGAAGTCCCAATTAAAGGAGGTTTCCGAAAGTGGGTCCCCCGCGTTATTATTATCACAACCAACGTGGAGCCCAAGGAGTGGTACCCCTACGAGGATTTCGCCCCACTTGAGAGACGTATCGACCAACTACGTCGCTGGGACGAATCTGGAGAACTTGTTCAGTGTACTTGATGAAGATGACATAATAAATGCTTTTATTGACTGAAATAGTGTACAATGACCGAATTAAAATGACCGTAATTCAATGACCGTAATTCGGTAACGGCAACAAAATCTTGTTGCGCAAGGGTTTGGGTTAAGAATAGGGTTACACCAAAACATAGGTGGTGGGTAATAAGTTACCACCACCTATACCAACTGTCCCTTTACAACAAACTTGGCCTCTATAACAAGAGTGCCAATAGTAACGCTTACAGGCCCTGAACGTGCTTGCATGTAGATATGAGCTGCGTTCTCATCTCCAACCATGCCAATAGGCTTGGTAATGTCGTGCCATTGACCCCAGAGGTTGAGAGTAGGGTTATCTGCATGAATAGTGGTAGCAGAAGGATACTTGTTCAGTATGGGGTATCTGATAGATCTCTGAAAGATCTTAAAAGGGCGGTAGCGGTTGACAGCACGAGAGTTAGGCTCAGAGAGAACAGCATTAGCAGTAGGGAAGGCAGCTGAAGCACTGAAGTCAATTCCATCACGTTCCTTCATAATGTAAATAGGGTTATATGCACCAACAGCAATTGTGTCATTAGGCATGGAGGGATAAAACTTAATCTTAACCCAAGCGCA